CGGCATTGGATGCACTCCGCTTTCCTTGTACCACCTCAGGCAGTCAGCCCTTGACATTTTCATTTCAATGAGAGGCCAGCGTGATGTCAGCCAATACATTCTGGCATGTTTCATTCTCATCGCCTCATCAGTTGATATGCCAATCCACTGTTCCACCATCATTCCTTTCTTCACTCTATGCCGTGGCTTTATGCCAAGGATTTCCCTTATCTTCTTCTGTATGGGTATTACCTTGTAATCATGGGTGCATTGCCGATAAAGCATTCCAACCTTTCCACCAGGACGTGCTGCAAATAGTGGTGGATTTGGTACACGTCCGGCGAAAGATTTCCACTCCTCATTACCACCCTTGATGGGGTTGGCTGCACGAATAAGATCCTCACGGATGTTGCTTCGTTCAACAGTAATGATGGGGCAGATCGTTATGGCTTTCTTCAGGTATTCCACATGCTCGTAGACGAAGGATGGCTCCCATCCAGTGTCAGCGAATATCATGTAGTCCGGCTTGTGTTTCGTCAGTCCTTCCTGGGCCATGAGTGCGAGACAGGAAGACTGAACCCCTGCGCCGAGCGATAGGATACGCATTGTGGGCTCTCTTTTGTTTCCTTCCTCGTCAAGATACTCCGGCTCTTTAGTAGCGGCCACAGCGGCCATGTTATTAAGACTCTTTTTAGTAATTTTAGTAGACATTTCCTCCAAAAGCTTGCGTCTTTCGAATTCCATTTGTTCTTGATTGATTGCAAATCCATGTTTCACTCCATCTTTTCGTTTCTTTCCTTGGGCCCTATACCCGGGTTTTTTAGTCTCTACCATAAGTTTCCTTTGTATGACATGATTTACATAATTTTTGGTAAATTACCACGTTATAATGAAATTGACACCAACTTTCATCAGCCTCCGCACCAAAAGAGGAACAAGCAGAATCTGGAAAAAGATCTTCTTTCCAAACATTCTCTCTCCATTCATCAAAAATATCATTAAAAGGTGTTACATGATGAACCTCTATTTTTTTATGGCATTTACATTTATCACATTCAAAAACTGAATCACTACCAAGGTATTCATCCGTTTTTAAAAATTTTCTTAAAAAATCATCACGTTGGTTTTGAACCAAAAATCTAGCTGTTTTCTTTTCATTTAATGTATAGTTTGTGGTTGCCGCACCAAAACATGTAAAAATACGAGAAGGACTAATCGGAATTCTATCTTGATTTCTAGCTTCTAATTCAAAAGTAAGATTTATAATTTCATTACTAAGAAACTTACACCCCCAATCCTGGGGCTTATCCCCTCTAAACACCTCATATAATGTTTTTTCGTCATTTGTTAAATAGTTATTATATAAAGATTTCACATGAGATTGCTTAATTAGTGTTTCTTCAGTGAATGTAATATGATTGTCACGACCTGGTTGTTTAATAGAGTAAAGTATAGAATTAAAATATTCTTTTGCATCTTTTTTATATTTAAAATCTTTTCCTAAAATATTAGTATATTTCATACTATGTACCCGGGTTTTCTGCTATTATTCATAGTTTTTCAGTTCTTTAATTGTTTGGATTATTTTTTGCGTATAATACACGTCTTCAGCGTAAATTGCAAGTGTCGCCGCTAATTTTTCAACGTCGACCAAGTCGCTGATATACTGCTTTATTCTCTCTTCCCTGAAGTCCTTATAATGGTGGCTATTATTCAGCAGTTCGATATAGTAGGATATGGATTCACACTTAGTCTCAAAGATCCTGAGCCCCCAGCTCACATCAGGTTTATTAATGGGCTTCATTTGGTCATCTGTCGGGTCAAAGGTGCGAATCCCCATCAAATTGTTACCGAGTGTTGCAAACCGTGATCGGCCCCATTCGGACTCGTGAATAGCTTGCGCCACGACTAAATCAACTGGAACCCTCTCCCATTCATCTTCCAATGAATTTAAGTGAAGGGTACACGCTGTGACATCTTTAATGAATTCATCGTTGTTTTTATAATCCATTTCTGGATTAAAGGAAACACATACCAGTAATGTTATGCACAACCAGTTCATCACCCACCCCAGCTTTCACCCATGTCCGTGTCAACCTTGGACGGAACATGAAGTTCCACGCAGTTTTCCATGATCTCTTTTATGTCCTTTACTTCCTTTTCATTCTTGACTGAACAGTCCAGTTCATCATGAACTTGGATGAGAGGAACAATCCCTAATTGTTCATAAATATCCACCATCGCTTTCTTGGTCTGATCCGCAGCTGAACCTTGAATTAAGCGGTTAAGAGCCTTATATGTGTACGCTCTCTTAATAGGAAAACCATACTCTGTTTTAGCTTGATTAAAAGGTAGCGCTTTATGCGCTCCCCATGTCACTGGTTCCCACAGGTCGAATCGGCATTTTCTTCCAAGTAATGTCCTGATAGTTCCCCTTTCATTGGCTCTATTCATTACAAACTCCAGCATTCCTTTCATAAAAGGAACTCTTTCATGAAAAGAATTCATCATTTTCTTTGCTTCCTGCGGATCCATATCAAGTTCTCTTGCTAATTTATGATACCCCATTCCGTAAATAACTCCAAGCCCTATTGTTTTTGCCAGTTTTCTGTCTATGCCCGCCATGTCAGCTGTTTGTTGATGAAAATCCAGGTCTTCCTTTTTATATGCCTCTTGAACTTCTTCTGCTCCTTCTTGTTTTGCAGTTCTCGCAAAATGAGTTAAAAGCCTAGGCTCCTGCTGCGAATAGTCCGCCTTAAGCCAATATTCCCCCATCTCAGGAATGAAAAGTTTCCTAATGCTATTGGCGAATTGTCCTCTGCTTGGGACCTGCTGTAAATTTGGGTGATTATAACTGAAACGACCACTAATGGCGCCACCGCTGTCCGAGCGTATTTGATTAATGTGCGCATGTATTCTCCCATCTTTCTGGTATTTTAACATTCCATGAAGAAATGTTCCCTGTAATTTATTAAGCTCTCGTGCCTGTGTAATCAAGCGTGGCAGCTCATGGGGGTGATCTGTCAGGAACAGTTTAGTGAAAGAAGGGGAATCTGTTTTTTCCGTTCTCTCATAAGGTAAATTCATGGAATCAAAGGCAGCGGCTATGGAAGCAGCTGACCAAATTTCAACGTGAAGTCCTGTTAATTCATCTATTCTTTTTATTAGCTTCTTTTCCTTGTTCTTGAATTGTTCTATAAGGCGCAACGATTTCGGAATGTCCACCCTCACCCCTCGTTTCGTCATGCTAAGAATCACATTAATTAGCCTGCACTCCATGTCATAGACTGTCTCCAGGCTGTCTGTGATAATTTCCGATGATAATTTTTCATGTAGTTTCAACGTAAGTTTTGCGTCTGCCTCTGCATATTCTCCTACAAACTGGGAGGGTAACTTGTACATTTCACTCTTGGGATCTACCCCGAAAGCTACTGATGCTTCCTTTAACTTAAGCTCATCTTTATATTCTCCTAGATAATCGCCTGCAATACTATTCAAAGTATAGGTAAATCTGTTCTCATTGATAAGAGCCGTGGCAACCATGGTATCATGTATTCTTCCTTTAACTTCTATTCCTAAGGTAGTGAGCCATCCAATATCATACTGTGCATTATGAAACACTTTCTCAATTGAACCGTCTTCACATATGGACTTAGTATATTCAATAACTTTCTTTTCATCCATGTTACCATTTTCATGCTGTATAGGATAATATCCTGCAAAACCATCAGCTGCGATGGCAATTCCAATTACATAACCCCTTTTAGTCGGCCATCCTGGACCTGCCTTCATCAGCTCCGTATCACACGTCTCTAGATCGATTGTCACACGATCATGTGTGGATAAGTCAGGAAAGGTAGTAGGCGCAACCCATTCTGAATCTACTGCTGGTGGAAATAGGCTTCTCATTTAGACTCCTTTGCTAGTTTTTTAACGTGTTTTCTAGTTATTTCTCCCATAATTTCACCTCTAGACTTCTTAGGAGTGTATCGATCTTCAAGAAGTAGCTCGGCATAGTGGATAACTTTTTCCACGTCTTGCTTCCCTCCTTTGATGCTGTGTCTAGTAATGTACTTGACAATATTTCCCTCATACCATCCAAGTTTATTCTTGACAATGTAATGACTAGGCTGGATTACCATTCTTTTATAATGATCTCCTCCTATTTGTTTTTTATGAGCGCTCATATATGGAATCCCCCATAGTCCTGTGGCTGCACCACATGCAGTGCTTCCTTGGCTCTGGTCACCCCCACATAGAACACTCGGCATTCATTGTCCGGATCTCTGTGCATCGCCAACCGAGCTTTTCTTGATAAGTCAGTGAGGAGCATGACATTATCGGCTTCTCCCCCCTTTGACGCATGAATAGTGCTCAGTTGTATTCTTGGTTCATCCGTAAGGGAATAGTTCCTTGCCTGCATGGCGCGGATGAAATCCTTGTCATCATTCCCAACTTTATCGAAAGCGATATCCCATGGTTGTCCGGCCACCTCTCCCATCAATCCTTGGCGCATTACCAGTTCTTCCATTCCATATCTCTCCTGGGTAGCTGTCTTTAAGTGCTTGTAACCATGCTCTATTCCAATCTGGGTTGACATGTAGGAATAAATACCCTTGACATCTTCCAGTTCTATTTCATCCCCTTCAGTTAGTTTTCCCCAGCAGTTAACGGCGTTTAATAATTTTTTAGAGACAGGCAGTTTTCCATTCCTCATGTATACTATTCCTTCAGAACGAAGATCAGTTTCCATACGGGAAAGTAGATACTGTGTTCGAGCCTCTATAAGCCACGTTCCTTCTGCGGATAAGTCGACGCTTCCGGGGACGGTGTGATATTGCACCAAACCTTTTTTATTTGTTCCCTTCCATTCTTTTGGATGACGATATTCCACGCGGTCTATAATTTCCTGCGATAAATTTTGAACAGAAATTGGACATCGATAGGACTGCTTAAGAACTTTTTTATTTCCTTTCAGGTTAATGAAATGATTTGCATCGGCTCCGGCAAATCCGTAAATGGCTTGATCATCGTCCCCTCCATAATATATTTTTTGAACATTTTCCTTTAGCTTATCAATCATGTTTAATTGCAATCGGCACAAATCTTGCGCTTCGTCCACAAAAATAACGTCGAGAGGAGGAACCATTCCCCCTTCATTATAATTTTCAATCATGTCAGTAAAGTCAATCAAATGCCTTTCTTTTTTATATTTCTCAAACGCCTCATGGGTCCACTTAAGTTGTGGCCAGTGATGTGCCATGTTTTTTTCATTATAATATTCCTGTAGGCTAAGGCATCGCATCCTAGCTTGGTTAACAGCAGTTAAAAGTTCATTGTCAACTGTTATGATTCCTGAGCCAACAGGTCCTTCACTTATGTATCCTAGATTCATCCCAAATTTACTGGCAAATTCCTTGTAATGTTTCTTGGACATGACTTGTGATTTGGATAGGCCTAGTTCATGAAATGCTAGGGAATGCAGCGTTCTGAAGTAAGGAAGATGCTGTTCTTCCAGATTGAATTTTTCCATTGCCCGGTCCCTCGCCTCGTTAGCCGCTTTCTTCGTAAAAGTTACAAACGCAATGCGGTCCGGATGAACCCCTCTTGCCATCTCCTCTTCCGCCAGGGTGAGAAGCGTGTGTGTTTTTCCAGTCCCCGGAGGGCCGTATATAATGTTATTTGTTGGCATTTTTTTCCTCATATACTTTCAGTATTAATTTACAGTCATGCGGAGTAACTCCACTTTTTCTATTATTAAATTCCCATGAAGAAAAGACAATATTCCCTTCTTCATAAGGAAGTTTAGGATCTATACGATCAACGGATATATTAGTAGGTCTAGCTTTTTTCCAACCTTCTCCATTTGATCGTTTAGTAGTAAGACTAATTCCAGTGTATCGACAGTAAGGACCGCCTAAATCTTTTTTTTGCTCCTGCCATAGTTCTAAAAGATGATATTTACTTGTGATATAATTTAAAACTTTTTTGTCCCCCTTATTATCAACTCGATTCATTGCTTGCCATAGGCAATTAAAAAATCCTTTTTCTGACTCTATATATTTTAAGTCATATTTTCTTCTCTTTATTTTAGAATGGGATGTCATCGTCTTTTTCTCCTTTCACTTCATGTTTTGAGTCCGGTTGCTGGTACGCAGGAACCCACCATACACGAATAAAATTCTTTTTAATATTCCATCTATGGGACCTCTCTGAATCATCCAGTTTCTCGCCTTCTTTCAAACTTTTTGTTTGAACGTCTCTCAGTCTGGTAATAACCTGCCCTAGGTTATAGTCAGTAAATTTATGCCTCGCCAGAAAATCCATTAGATCGTTAAGACGGAAATAGGTTTTTCCCTTCTCCGTCCACGGCTTATGAAACTTAAGATCGTCACGTGTAAGGGCCTGCGCACGGCCAGTGCAAAACTCCTGGAGGAAAGTCTCAAACTGACCGGAGACAGAGCCATCATCAGAGGCGTCGATTTCGACCATATCCTTGCTTTGCATTAAGGCATCAATCTTGTCGGTCCACGATGATTGCTTCTCAAAAGGAGGCATGGTGTTTAAAACATTCATGCATATCCTTTGAAACTTTTGTTGGTTCTGTAGCTCTTCTGTTTGTAGTTCCAGTCTTGTGTGCCCCACCTGCAGGAACCATACAGGAGGTTCCGTTTTTAATTTGGACAGACCTGTTATCTCCAGCGGGCCATTTCCCCCACCTATTCCGTGCTTTCTTGTTCGGCATAGCTTGGCGTTACAATAAGCATTTATTGGTGGCTCCTTGCATCTATAGTTATAAGATTTTTTCTCCAGCTGTTTTTGAACTATGACCACTTCCTGTGCACCAAGCGGAGGGTTCATGTAATCACGGTTATGTTCCTCCAATAAAGATTTCCAGTTATCAGGATCAAACTTTCTTAGATAAACTCCAATGTTAAACAGTCCGTTGTTTCGTGTCCCTTCCGGAAATCCTTGTGTGCACAGTTGCTGAAGGCATGGCGGGCCATCCTTGATTACTTTTTGTGGTATTTGTATGGAAATTTTACTTATGTCTGAAATGACATACTGGTTATATAAGTTTATGAATTCTTTTAACGTGGCTTCTGTGCCGTCGTCCTTGTAGGCGTAGCGTTCGGTTTCTTTGGCGTTGTAATAAGGTAAGTTTAAAAAATTTCCCAAATCTCCTTTTTCCAGGAGAATGCTTGACTGCTTGGGGAACAGTTCTGCATTGGAATATCCTATGCTGGCTGAAATTTCCTTTAGTTTTTCTCTGACTAATTTGGCTGCGATTGGTTTAACAAAAAATATGAATAGATGAAGACC